CTTAAACATGTTTCATATGTTAAGCTTGCATAATTATATTTATAATCATGAAGCCTTAGAATTGCTAAAAACCGGTAATTATTTCATAAATTTCTTTCCAGTTAGAAGCTCGTCGTACTTGACATTCTCTATTAAAGGGGTGATCTACAATGATTGATTCTAAGCCGAGGCTGGCGCCAAGCTCAGCATTCTCTGGTTTATCTTCAATCCAAAAACATCCTGTACCGCGGTATTTTTCTAATGCTTCGTCTTTATCAGCACCAGTATCTAAGTACACATAGTTTTCGAATACAGTTGGACCAAACATTTCAATTAGATTCTTAGTACGGAGGTGTCCAGCGTATGTATCTAAGCTTAAAGAACTAATCACACGGAAAACATAACCTTGTTCTTCGTGCAGTTTGCGGACGTATTTAATTGCATCACGCAAAGGAGGTAGTTTACGAATACCAGCTGATTCATTAAACATGCGAACGATACGATCTTTTTCATTCTTAGGCAAATTGTAACGTACACCGATGTCGTACTCGTCTTCACCACCTTCAATCTCAACATAGTTGTGACGTTCCATCCATTGCGTAAAGGCATAGAGCCAATCCAGAAGTACACCGTCAACATCAACTAAGATAACTTTTTCACTAATATTCATATTTTACTCTTTCTTCTCATTTCATATCTATAAAAAAAGGAGACTGAATTAACAGCCTCCTTATAACTTATTCAGTCTCAGCAAACAAACGTTGTGCTTGAGCGGCGGTGCACTTGTACATTTTGCCGTCTGCTTTTGAGTAAACGAAAGGGTACTTGTAAGAGCGGCTGTTGTACTTAACCAGCTGGTCGCCTTTAGCATTCTTAAAGTTGGTAATACCAATAGATAGCGCCTGGAAGTTAAAGTTTCTGTCTGTCAGAGTAACAGCGTCTTTAACTTTAGCGTTTAGTTTGATAGAAACTTCTGCACTTGAGAAGCTCATATTTCCGACTTCAATTTCAAGATTTGCTTTAACAGCGTACTTGTTCATTACTTCCTGCATTTCAGCGCGAAGTGATTTAAGAGTAGCTTTGTCAAATTTTACGAATTTAGTCATAATATAGCACCTTTATGTTTGTTTATATAGCTATTATAAGTTAGTTTGATAGTAATGTCAACAGTTATTTTCATTTAATTACATGTTTTTTTACTATCTTACTTCCTCATTTCTTATATCTATTATATCAAAAAAGGACTACGGTGTCAACAGTTAATAAGATGTTCTTAGATCATTTTGTTATAAGAACATCTTATTTGATAACACTACTGTTTGTTCTTAATGTTCATGTCATCATCATACCACCGGTCAGAAAACTTGCGATCACGTTCAGCCTTGCGATCACGTTTCTTCTTCTCTTTGCCTTTGGATCGTTGATCATCTGATCCCCACTCATCGTCTTCCCAAGCTTCGCGGAATTTTTTGATGCGGTTATTACTCATGTTAAGTACCTTTTTACTCTTCGATTAAGTCAGCAAATGCTTCTTGAATTGTCTTTTTAGTCAGCCCTTTGAATGGCTTCTTTGTAATCATTTGGCAGAGTGTTTCTGCGTCATCATTATCGACATCTTCTAGAAGGTTTATAAACAGTGTTTCACGTTTGATTTGATTCAAGGTATCATACCCACCACCTTTAATGAATATCTTAAGCCGACGAGCTTCTCGATATAGAAGAGCTTTTGCTTCGTCTTCAAATTCATTCTTATTCCAAGGTGGAGGAGTGTTTGGAATCAAAAATTCAATATTATTATCATATGTATATTTTAGCACAGCTCTAAGAGCTGGTGTATCGTTACTTCTAAGAAAATCAACTTTTTCTTCAGTTGTCTTCTTAGAAGCTGCTCCACTGATAATTTCTGAGATAGAAATTTTTACTGCCATTTTTAAAAGTCCTGTATATCTGTAATTAGGTGTTTTAGCTTTTTATTAACAAAGTAGTTAAATAGCTGTCCACGACCAACTGTTTTTTCTTGATTGTATTCTTCTAAAATTTGATCTTGATACTTCTGTGGAATCTGAGTAAGGTCAATCATCATTTTGTTGCGATGAAATCTGCGAAGAGTTTCTTCGTCCATAGCTTCAGGGCCTTGCTTATACAATGCTAAACGCTTTTGAGTCATTGCTTTTTGACGTTCGCCAATAGCTAAGCAATTATCTGGAGACAAGATGTTTGGTACACCATCACCAGTATCACCCTTAAGGATATGCTCTTCTAAGTATTGTTCAGGACGATCATCACGAAGCCACCGCTTGCGAATAGGGTCATATTGATCTACGTTTGCATATTTTTGTAGTTGAATAAAGTCTTTATCGGCAGAAAGAACAAGGAATTTTTCTGAGCCAATATTCAGTTCAGAACCATGCTCGTGAATTACTGTACCGATGATATCATCAGCTTCACAGCGGTCAATATGGATTACTTTGTACGGAAAGAACTCAGCAACTTCTTCACGAACATTACTCATAATTTGAAACAACGCACCCCAGTCCATACCTGACTTATCTCGACCAGCTTTACGGTTAGCCTTGTAATAAGGATATGCTTCTTTGCGCCAGGTATTTTTACCGTCTGCACAAATAACAATTTCACCATATTCTTTGCTAAACTTTTTGCGGTTTGAACGAATTGAATTGAGGAACATGTGACGGATGATATTTTCATCCGCCGCCACATCTGTGTGATTGCCTATGCTTGCAAATAGCGAAGCTAGGATAACTTGATTGTAATCTACTAAGATAGCCATAATTTATTTCTCATTTTAATTTAATCTACATGTCTATTATAGTCCATGTAGATTGAAATGTCAACTCTTTTTTTTATTCGATTACGGATTGATGTCTAAGAAGCTTAGTCCAAAGGTTACCGAAGGTATTAATATCATTAGGAACAAGCCCAAAACGATCAGATCGTGTAAATCGATTGATAAACATAGGATCGTTCTTTTGATGCTCTAACACACTCTTAC